GAATGACTAATGTCACAACATTAAAAACATATTTTCAAAGTGGTGTTGGTGTAGCAGCAGATGATATTTCAGTTGGGGATGGAGCAGTTACTTTATCAACTTCATCTGGAAACATTACAATTGATGCAACAGCTAATGATACAGACATTATATTTAAAGGAACTGATAATAGTTCTGATATTACGATGCTTACACTTGATGGTAGTGATGCTGGATCAGCAACATTTAATCATGATATTATTTTAGGTAATGATTCTTTTGTAAGATTTGGTGATGCTGGCGAAAAAATTACAGGAGACGGAACTGACTTAACAATAAATTCATCTAATGACCTGCATTTAACAGCAACAACGGATATTAATATACCAGCTGATGTTGGTTTAACTTTTGGTGATGATGGCGAAAAAATTGAAGGTGATGGAACAGATTTAACAATTTCTTCTTCTGCACTTGCAACTATTGATGCTGGCACAGATATTACTTTAGATGCAGACGGTGGAGATATATTCTTTAAAGATGGTGGAACCACTTTTGGTAGTGCTACAAATACAAGTGGAAATTTAATAATTAAATCAGGAACAACTACAGCTTTAACTTTTTCTGGTGCAAATGCTACATTTGCAGGAACTTTAGCAACAGCAGCAGGTGGTTTTAATATAGCTGGTTTAGATATAGATGGAGCAACAGATATTGGAGAAGCTGTTGTAGATGCTGATTTATTTATAGTAGATAATGGAGCAGGTGGAACTAACAGAAAAGTCGCTGCTTCAAGATTAGTAACATATATAGACGCAAATTCGAGTGCCGCATCAGTAGGAAAAGCTATTGCAATGGCAATCGTTTTCGGTTAAAAAGGAGACAATATGGCAACACCAAATATAGTAAACGTAGCAACAATTAACGCAGTTAACGCAGCTGCTAAATTAACTGGTACTTCAAGAACAGAAGCGATTGACGTTCCAGCAGATAAAGTAGCAAAAATAAATACAATTCTTGTAGCAAATGTTGATGGTACAGACGCTGCTAACATAACAATAGAAGTTAGTATAGATAATGGATCAAATTATGTAGATCTTGCAAAAACTATATCCGTGCCAGCGGATGCAACATTAAGTTTTTTAGAAAACCCAATCTATTTAGATGAAACAGATTTATTATATTTTACAGCTTCGGCTGCAAATGATTTAAGCTATTTCGTATCATACGAATTATTAGACGACGCGTAGGAGGTTTTATAGGCTATGGCAAATGGCGGACTTATAGGACCAAATTTTACTATTACTGCAGCTTCAACTCAAGCTGAAGTTATTCATACAAAAACATCTGATGGCACCTTTACAACTGGAGCAGCAACTACTGTTATTAACGCTGTTATTATAGCAGGCGGTGGCGGCGGTGGCTCTGGTGGATCTTCTGGAGGTGGAACTGGAGGCGGTGGCGGCGGTGGCGCTGGTGGAGCAAGAACTATTAATTGTATCTCTGTTTGTGGTTCGACTCCTTATTCTTTGCAAGTTGGAGCAGGTGGATCAAGTAATGGAGATGGCACTCCTTCTTATATAACTATTGGATGCACAACATATACATCAACTGCTGGTGGATCTGGTGGAGCTGGACCAGGAGACGCTGGAGGTGATGGTGGATCTGGTGGTGGAGGAACAGAAGGCAACTCAGGTGGATCTGGTAACACTCCTCCTACTAGTCCATCTCAAGGAAATGATGGTGGAGATAACCCTGGTAATCCTCCTGAATCAAATCCAGGTGCAGGCTCAGGTGGTGGTGGTTATGGTAATGTAGGTGGAGGAATTGTATCAAACACTAGAGGTGGAAGAGGTGGAAAAGGAATTGACGTGTGTACAACTGCTTTTCCAGGAATACCAAGTTGTGGAAAATACGCTGGTGGTGGCGGTGGCGGTGGAAATGATCCAGGAGGTGGAGGTGGAATTTTAGGAACACCTGCTTCAGGATTATGTAGAACTCCACAATATGGAGCTGGTATTGGTGGAATTGGTCCTTCAACATCTGGAGCTGCTGGAGCTGCTAACAGAGGTGGCGGCGGCGGAGGTGGTTTTGATGGCGCTGGTGGTGGTAGTGGAGGATCTGGTCTGGTAATTGTAAAAGAAGCAGCAGTTTCAATACCAAAACAAGCACCTGGTGTTTTTAGTTTAAGTGAAGTTTATGATTATGTAAAACAAGGAGAGTGGAGTTTTTAATAAAAATTGACTATTTAAGATAAATAATTTAATATATTAAAGGAGAAAAATATGGCACACTTTGCAGAATTAGAATCAAAAACGGACCCAACAGGCTTTACATCTGATACACATTTAGTTGTAAAACAAGTTACAGTTGTGGCAAATGATATTACAACAGCAGCAGGTCCTTTAGGAGAAAATGACAAACATGTAGATGGAGAAACATGGTGTAAAAATTTTTTTAAAAAACCAAATACAAATTTTAAACAAACTTCTTATAATAATAAATTTAGAAAACAATACGCAGGAAAAGGTTTTGTTTATGACCCATCAAAAGATAAATTTTTATGTCCACAACCTTATAAATCATGGGCTTTAGATGGTTCTGATGATTGGCAAGCACCAATAACTTTTCCATCTGTAACAGACGATGGTGAAGATACACCATCATGGGTTTACATAATTAGTTGGAACGAAACAAAATATAAAGCTGACAACGACACAGGTTGGGAAGCAACAAAATCAAACGACACCTCAGATCCAAAAACAGTATATAATTGGAATGGCTCAGCTTGGGTGTCCGAATAGGAGACTCAAATGGCCAGAACTAACGGCGGTATAATTGGTGTAGTAAATAAATCTTCTTATGGAAAAAACACTGTTACATCACAAACATCTGATGGAAATATTTCAACACAAGCAGGAACTACACTTATTGATGCAACAGTTGTTGCTGGTGGAGCAGCTGGTGGAGTAAATGGTAACTCAGGTGGTGGCGGTGGAGCTGGTGGTTTTAGAAATTTTTCAAATATTCTCATTTCTGCCGGAGCAGCTGTACCTGCAGTTGTAGGTGGTGGAGGAGCATCAATTCCTGCACCTGGCTGTCAAACAGGTAATGGAAATAATGGAAGTTTATCTAAAATAACTGTAGCATGTGTGGCTTATCAATCAGCTGGTGGTGGCGGTGGTGGAGGTCAAGAAGCTTCTGCACCAGGAGGTCAAGATGGTGGATCTGGCGGAGGTGCTGGATCAAACGATCATAATTCAGCAGGATGTGGAAACACTCCTCCAACAACTCCCCCACAAGGAAATCCTGGTGGTAATACATCTGCTAACCCTAATTCTGGTTATGGAGCTGGAGGTGGTGGAGCTGGAGCAGCAGGATCTAACACTTCAGGATCTGCAACTGCAGGTGGAGCAGGTTCTCCAAGCCCTTTAAATTGTACAACATATGCTGGTGGAGGTGGAGGTGGATCTACAGGATCTGCTGGCTCTGGTGGCTCTGGTGGTGGTGGTAATGGTGGTTCTCAAGGAGCTGGAAGTGCAGGTAGTGCAAATACTGGTGGTGGTGGCGGAGGAAGTGGCAGAACTCCAGGAACAAGAAATAATCCATCAGGAGCAGGTGGTTCTGGTATAGTTATTGTAAAAGAATTAAACAAAGCAAGTGGTGTATGGAATTTAAGAAGTCACATGGCTGCTTTAAGAGCAGGTAAATGTGATGCTTCAACGTGGCCCGAATTTATTGCTCCAGTAAGTTTTGATTTCTTAGTAGTCGCTGGTGGTGGAGCAGGTACTTCAAATCAAGGTGCTGGTGGTGGAGCAGGAGGTTTTTTAACTTCTTATGGTAATCCTTGTGCTGCAGCCATAGAACTTGCAGTAGGAGAACATACAATTCAAGTAGGAGCTGGTGCAGCAGGAAGTCCTTATCCCACAGCACAAGGGCTTAATGGAGAGCCTTCAATATTTTCAACAGTAACAGCCGCAGGTGGTGGTGGAGCTGGAGGTAATCCTTGCTCTGGTGCAGATGGTGGATCTGGAGGTGGTGGTGGAGGTCAGTCAAGTGGCTGTGCGGGATCAGGAAATACTCCTCCAGCCCCAGCAGGTATAGGAGGCCCTCAAGGAAATCCAGGTGCTGATGGTGCTCAATATGGTTCAGTACCAAGATACGCTGGCGGAGGTGGTGGTGGAGCTGGCGGTGCAGCCCCAACTGTTCAACAAGGTGGTCCAAATGCAGGAGGTATTGGTAAACCCACATCTATTTTAGGAAGTATTCCCACAGCTGGTTGTTATGGAACCCCAGGACCGTCTCCAGGAAGATATTTTGCTGGTGGTGGTGGTGGAGGTATTCAACAACCAGCAACTACAGGACCAGGTGGTGCAGGAGGTGGTGGTTCAGGTCAACCAGGTTCTAATGAATGTGCAGCTGGAGTAGCAGGAACTGTAAATACTGGTGGTGGTGGGGGTGGATCAATGAATCACAGTCCAGGTGGCGGAGCAGCCGGAGGATCAGGAATCGTTATATTAAGATACCCATCCGCACGTGCTCCAAATGTCACTATTGCGCCAGGAACAAACGTAACAGCGCCATGTGGATCTTGCACTGTAGCTATTTTTACTGTCGATGGAACTTTAACTATTGCTTGATCTAGATTAATTTTTTTTATTATACTTTACATTAATATATATTTAAAATATAACTTGATATAAGAAAGATTATGAATCTTACAAATTATTATTGGTATTTTAAATCAGCAATTCCTCACAGAATTTGTGATGATATTGTACGTTATGGAAAATCTTTACAAGATCAAATGGCAATGACAGGTGGTTATGAAAGAAACAATAGACCATTAAATCAAAAACAAATTAAAGATTTAAAAAAGAAAAGAGATTCAGATATTGTGTGGATGTCAGATCGTTGGATTTATAGAGAAATTCAACCTTATATTCATCAAGCTAATTTCCATGCTGGCTGGAATTTTCAATGGGATTATAGTGAGTCTTGTCAATTTACTAAGTATAATAAAGGTCAGTATTATGATTGGCATTGTGATAGTTGGGATAGACCATATCAAAGACAAGAACCAAATAATCCGTCACACGGCAAAATAAGAAAGTTATCTGTTACAGTAACATTATCCGACCCTAAAGAATATAAAGGTGGAGAGTTAGAATTTGATTTTAGAAATTTAGATCCAGATAAAAAACCTAACATAAAAAAATGCACTGAAATATTACCTAAAGGATCTTTAGTAGTATTTCCTGGTTTTGTTTGGCATAGAGTGTGTCCAGTTAAAAAAGGATCTCGACATAGTTTAGTGATATGGAATTTAGGGTGGCCCTATAAATGAAAAATAAAAAAATTAAAAAAACTTTTCCACAACAATTAAATAGAGAAGATTTATTTAAATGCCCTATATGGTTTGCAGATGAATCTGCATTTGTAAATGATTTAAATAAAGCATCTGATCCTTATATAAAAACAGCAAAGAAAAATTTAAAAAAAAGCATAGATAAAAGAAATAAAGAATTTGGAAATAAGGGAGATATGGGTAATGTATTTCATTCTACCTCGTTAATAGGAGACCCTAATTTTAAACAATTACAAGATTATATAGGTGCAACGGCTCATAATCTATTAGTAGAAATGGGTTTTGATTTAACAAACTATCAAGTATTTACTACAGAAATGTGGGTACAAGAATTTGCTAAACGAGGTGGTGGACATCATACATTACACACACATTGGAATGGCCATATATCTGGTTTTTATTTTTTAAAAGCTAGTGAAAAGACATCACTACCTATTTTTGAAGATCCAAGACCTGGTAATATGATGAATTTATTACCAGAAAAAGATAGGACAAAAATAACTTATGCAAGTCATCAAATTAATTATAATGTAAAACCAGGTAGATTAATTTTTTTTCCATCTTACATGCCGCATCAATATATAGTAGATATGGGATATGAACCCTTTAGATTTATACATTGGAATTGCCAAGCTATTCCAAAAGGAGTATTAAATGTCAAAAGTTAATGAAAAAATGAAAAACGCAGTAATTAAAACTATACTAGAAACAAACACTTTAAAAAATAAACCAAATTTTATAGATAACTTTTTAAAATCTAATATAAAACTGAAAGGAAAAAATGTCATTAAAAAAATCGGCGTTCCAAAAAAATAAATATAGTATTTTAAAAAATGCCATATCAAAAGAAATGGCAGATTTTTGTTTTGCATATTTTTTAAACAAAAGAAAAGTTGCAAGATTTTTATTTGATCAAAAATACATATCACCATTTACAGAATATTTTGGTATATGGAATGATGAGCAAGTGCCAAACACATATTCTCACTATGGCGACTTAGTCATGGAAACTTTGTTACAAAAAGTAAAACCTGTCATGGAAAAACACACAGGATTAAAATTATCAGAAACATATTCTTATGCTAGAATATATAAAAAAGGCGATGTGTTAGCTAGACATAAGGATAGATATTCTTGTGAAATATCTACTACATTAAATCTTGGCGGTGATCCTTGGCCAATATATTTAGATCCAACAGGTAACAGGGGTCAAGCAGGAATTAAAGTAGACTTAAAACCAGGAGATATGCTTATATATTCTGGTTGCGATCTTGAACATTGGAGAGAAGAGTTTACTGGTAAAGACTGTGGTCAAGTATTTTTACATTATAACAGAGCAAACTCAAAAACAGCTAAAGAAAACGAATACGATAAAAGACCATTTTTAGGGTTGCCTGCTTGGTATAAAGGCTTTAAATTACCTAAATAATATTGTATATAATAATATGGCGGGAGACTCCACCACAGATCTCCTGCCTTATTATTAAGGATTTTTTATGTTACAAAAATTAAAGTTCCAACCAGGATTTAACAAACAAGTTACAGCAACTGGTGGTGAAGGCCAATGGGTTAGTGGAGACTATGTTCGTTTTAGATATGGCTCACCTGAAAAAGTAGGTGGTTGGGCTCAATTAGGAGATAGTACTCTTACAGGAAGAAACACAGCTTTACACCATTTTGTTAATGCTAGTGGTATTAAGTATGCCGCATTAGGCACAAACAGAATGTTATATGTATATTCTGGAGGTGCTTTTTATGACATAACTCCTATTAAATCTACAACAACTTTAACAAATGCTTTTACAACAACACAAAGCGATGCAACAGTTACAATTACGTTTGCATCTGCTCATAGTATTTCTAAGTATGATATTATTTATTTAGATAATTTTACTGAAATTACTAATTCTAATTTTAGTTCTAATGATTTTGATGATAAAACCTTTATGGTAACATCAGTTCCAACTTCTACAACTCTTACTGTTGAAATGAGTTCAGCTGAATCTGGATCAGGAGCAAGTACTTCTGGTGGAATAAGAGTTCAACATTATTATTCAATTGGCCCTGCCGTTGAGGCGTCAGCCGCTGGTTGGGGATTAGGGTTATGGGGTGGTACTGTAGCTGGAGAAGTTTTTGATACTTTAGATGGTGCTTTAACAGATGCTTCATCAAGTATTGTTTTAGATGATTCATCAGGATTTCCTGCTTCAGGAACAGTTTTAATAAATGATGAGCGTATTGCTTATACAACAAACACTACTGGTACTGGAACTTTATCAGGATTAACTAGAGGATCAGATAACACGACAGCTGCAGCACATAGTGATGGAGCAACAGTAACTGATGCTTCTGAATATACTAAATGGGGTGCATCACAAACAGGTGACATTGTAACA